CTCAAGCCCAAGGGTAAAAAGACAATTGAGATTAAGCCAGTGGGCCATCGCAAGTTGCTGTCGTTCATAGGGACACTTGGTTTTCGATCTGTTTTGCTGGACACGATTACTCAGGTAGGAGGCTAGGTGACATCGGCTACTTTGGAGCGAATCTCTAAGACAGAGTGCGCTTTCCGGCGGGAAGGTCACGATGAGAAACGAATTCCATTCAATTACAAAGACATTCGAGCACTCTATACTTGGTGCAAGGACAACGACATCAAGCTAAAGATCGAAGGTCGTCTGCTGCAATGGATTTCAGAAGAAACGACCAAGCGTAAAGAATGGCCGTTTGAAGTAGTCGAGTACGATACTGAGCTTGGAAAAGCACTGGCGCACAGGTCATTTCAACGCAAAGGCGTTGAGTTCATCATGGAACATAAAAACGTACTGGTAGCCGACGAACCGGGCCTAGGCAAGACTTTGCAGGCGATGGCCTCTGTTGTCGAAAGTGGTACTACCGGAAGCGTTTTGGTTGTTGCACCGAAAACTGCTGCCTACGTCACTTGGCCGCATGAGTTGGGCCGGTGGTTCGCCGATGTCGCGCCTTACGATGAGTGGGTAATCTTCGGCGGGAAGATGACCAAGCTAGAACGTATCCGCGCATTGAAGCGAATTATCATGTGGGACATGGGAAAGAAGCGCACCGGACCTAGGCAATGGGTTATCGTGTCTCCCAACTACTTACGGTTCAAAGTCAAGACAGATAGGTTTGACAACTATGTCTATGACGATGACGGTAACAAGATCATTCGGCCCGTAAGAGAAGCGCAACCAGCTTTCCTTGCAATTGATTGGTCTGCAATCATTGTGGACGAGGCACACCAAACTCTTTCTGGCGCAACAGGAAACATCAAGAAGCAATCGGCGCAGCGTCAAGGTCTTGGCCTACTTTCGGTGGCAGACAACGGATTACGAATTGCTATCTCTGGCACACCTTTTCGAGGTAAACACGAAAACCTTTGGGGAATCTTAAATTGGTTGTATCCCAAGGACTTTACGTCTTACTGGAATTGGGTTGGTGAGAACTTCAATATGTACGTAGACCCGATCACCAACGCTAGAGTGGTCGGAGAAGTCCGCGACGAAAAGAAGTTCGCGAAAAGCCTTGAGCGCATTATGCTTCGGAGAACCAAGCAAGAGGTTGCACCGGAACTGCCACGCAAGCTCTACGGCGGGACACCGCTTATCCTTCGCAACGGCAAGCCCGGTCCTATTGCCGTGTGGCTTGATATGGAAGGTCAACAGCGAAAAGCCTATACACAGATGGTTGATTCAGCGATGGCCGAGCTTGAGGGCGGCACATTGATGGCGAATGGTGTTCTGGCAGAAATGATTCGACTGAAACAGTTTGCCAACTCATTTGGGTTTATCGGTGGTGATGATGAGTTCTTCCCCTGCTTTCCAAGCAATAAGTTTGATTGGATTGTAGATTTCCTGGCAGACCGTGGCATTGACGGCAAAGGACCGGGTGAGTCGAAAGTCATTATCGCAAGCCAGTTTACGAAACATATTGACCTGTTCTCCGATAGATTGAACAAGAAGCTCAACATCCCGACGTTCGTGTTGACCGGAAAAACCAATGAAGCCAAACGAATTCAGATGCAACGCGAATTCCAAAGAGGCACATTGGATTCCGGCGGTCCATGTCCAGATGTGTTCCTGCTCAATACAAAAGCTGGCGGGGTTAGCTTGACGTTGGATGCTGCCGACGACGTAGTGATTATCGACAGCACGTTTAACCACGAAGACCAGGAACAGGTAGAAGACCGGGCACATCGTCTTTCTCGGATGCACAAGGTAAATATTTGGAACCTGGCCTCTACCAACAGTATTGATGAGTCGATACTCCGAAACAGCTGGCAAATGGAAACATCCATCAAAAAGATACTTGATGGTGAACGTGGCATCGATTTCGCGAAAAGACTACTCATGGATGCAATATGAACCAAATGGCTTGGTTTGCACTAGGTTTCGGCATTGGCACTATTCCCGCCGGTTTCGTGATGTTTCGGGTCAGCGTGCGCGTGCTGGCACGGCGGGCGAAGCTGCTAGACGACGAGGAGGTACAGCAGGCGGCGGAAAACCGCAGGGCGGCAATGGAATCCGGTCGTGATGAGGAGGTCAGACCCGATGCTGGACCCGCCGCGAAAATAGGCAATCTATTTCAACTTCGTCGCAGAAAATAGCCGGAAAAGGTTGACTCACAGCAGAATTCGACTAAGCTAGAACAGGTCAGGGTCGAGAACGACCAACAGATAACCTACTAAACGGAAGGCAGCACATGTCAACAGACGTGGCAGATGCCAAGGCAGACACCGGAACTGAGGGAAAGAAGCGCGGCGGTCCTCGTGGTGAGCGTCAGTGGCGCGACCGGCCCACGGCACGTGAGCGTGTTCTGAATCAAGACCTCGCGAACTACATCAAGGAAACCACCGGCAAGGACGTTTCGCCGGAAACCATTCGCTCCGTTCGCTTTTGCCTACCGAAGTGGAATACCTCGGAAGAGACGAAGGCTCTTCGCGAGAACATGGATAAGAAGCTGGCAAAGGCCAAGCTGCAAGACAAGCGCGAAAAGGCTCTGGCGCTTCTGCGTGAGGCCGAAAGCGAACTGTCCAAGTACGATTCGGACGGCGACACCGACGACGACGAGGACGAAGACGACGAAGAGGATTCTTCGGACGTTGACGACACGGACACCGATACCGACGACGAAGACGAGAACGACGATCCGTTCGCGGATGACAAGGTCGAAGAGGCTTTCGGCTGAAATAGCTTGAGCCACAATTAAATAGAGCCGTCACCGGGCCTAAGTAAAGAGTTAGATTTTTTCCATCCTCGTTAAAAACTAACCGGCTACTTCCCCCGATATAGCCAAATTGACTGTCATCCCCCGATGGTCAAACTTAGGTCCGGTGGCTCAAAAGGGTTGCGGGATTAGATCATTCAGAGAAAACAGCGAACCTGAAGAGTATCTGTTTTGGTCAGTCATTCGTTCTCTCCCGATGAGGCGGTGTCAAGGTGACTGTCCCGCAACCCCTTTGAGCTTAGTGGCTCAAATGTAAAGGGAAACAAGGAAATAAGGAACCAAAGGAAATAGAGAGTGGTGAGTATGCGTGCGACAGTTACGAAATTCGGAACGCACTGATTTTCGTCGGTGCCCACAACGCTGGCACTGGCGTTACGGTGAGCATCTAGTTCCGATCCAATTCTCAACTGGCCCATTGGTTTTCGGTACTTTTGGGCATCTGGCTTTGGCTGAGCATTACATTCCCGGTAGCAAGCGTGGTGCGAATCCCGTTGAGACATGGGACAAGCTGACCAAAGATTACATCGATGCGTGTAAGTCTGAACTTACTAACTACATTGATGATGACGTCGAAATGACTTGGGTTGATGCACGTTCCCTAGGTCACGACATGTTGGTCAACTACCTTGAGTTTTACGGCAATGATCCACAGTGGGACGTTTTGTGGACAGAACAGCCGTTTCGCCAAAATGTACCTAACCCAAGGGATTTGGCGAAAGCTGCGGCAGCTAAGGCAGAGGGAAGACCAGCGCCAGCTATTCGAGCAATCCGGCAATACGTTGGCACGCTTGACCTTATCGTGCGCGATCATGATGCAAATGGCCGAATTCGGTACGTAGACCACAAGTTTATGAAAGCCATTACGGTCAACCATCTTTCGATAGATTCACAGAACGGCGGGTATCTCGCAGTAGGTACACACCAACTACGTCAACTAGGCTTGCTTGGCCCAGAAGAGGCTGTGCGAGACTTGGTTTACAACTTTCTTCGTAAGTCACGCTATCCCGATAAGCCGCGCAATGAATTTGGTGAGTGGCTGAACAAAGATGGCACGCCAATGAAGAGACAGCCGTCAGCGTTCTTTCTCCGTCATGTCGTGACAAAGACTGCGGCAGAACGTAATTCGCAAATTTACCATATAGGCGATGAGGCCATCGCAATGGATGCGTTTTTGACCGGCAAGCTCAATCTTTACAAAAACCCGACACGCGATTGTTCTTGGGACTGTTCGTTTTTCACGCTCTGCCAGGTCCATGAAAGCGGCGGGAATCACGAAGAAGTCAAGCGCGCTATGTTCCGAAAAGAAGATCCATATGCCGAATACGCCGAAAACGCTGTCTCCCCAAAGAGATTGGGAGAAGACTGATGAACTTTGCACCAGTGCAAAGTGAGGTGGTTTGATGCCAGCGCCACCTTGCAAGCCAGATTGCCAGTGCGGCAAGCACAATCGAACGAAGATGCACAACGAACTAATCGGACGCGGTGTGCGCCGGTACAACGAAGAGAAAAGGGTCAAAGCAAGTGGCAATAAAAGTTTTGTGCGACAACTGCGGCAAAGAGCTGAAAAACGTTGCAGACGAAGTGAATCCATCAAAGGGACCAGACAAGCACGTAACCATCAAAATGCACATTGAGGGAACCGAGAGTTACCCTGTATTTTTAGATTTATGTGTGCCGTGCGCGAAGAAATACACCAAAGTCCTGAAAGAGCCTATCTGATGAGCGATTTGCTTCTGCCCGATGAAATCGTAGACCTGGAAGATGTTGCGCCACACCCAAATATCTTGGTGTTCGCCAAGTCTGGCGCTGGAAAGAGCGTCTTTGCCGGTAGCGACGACAACATCTTGTTTCTGAATTGTGAGGCAGAGGGCACGATTTCGACTAAACGATTCAGCACGGGAAAGTTCCGTAAGCAGTGGCACATTCGCACGTGGGACGATTGGGTCAAGGCAACAGAGTGGATCAAAGACACAGTTGCCAAGTGCCAGAAGGAAAATAAAGAGTTCCCGTTCAAATGGATTGTCGTAGATACACTTACGACGTTGCAGAACCGAATTCTCATGCGTTGGTTGATGGATCGCGCAGTGGAGCGTAAGTCAGACCGTGACCCGAATGTGCCTGATAAACAAGAGTATTTGAAGAACCAACTCATGTTGCAAAGGGCCGTAAAGGAACTCAACGATCTGCCGGTGTGTATGCTCTATCTCGCACACGTTATGCAGCACGCAGACCCCGACGGTGACGAATTCCTGTTTCCCGCCATCCAAGGTAAGAAATACGAAGTGGCACAAGCGGTTCTGGCTATGATGACCTCGTTTGGCTATCTTCACGTCGAAACCCGCAAGCGAGACGGCAAGGTTGTAGTCAGCAAAGAAACACGAAAGCCCATTAAAGACAGGGTAATTCAGTGGGAAGACTACGACATGATGCAAGGCAAGGACCGCACCGGAGTCCTTGGTGACAAGACCACCAACATCACGTTGAGAGAGATTCGTGAACGTATGCAAGCCGCAGACGAAAAAGCGAAAGCTGAGCGCGGTGACAATTGATATAACCTGTGTCATTGAGGGCTGTAAAACCGTCACACACAACGGAATTCACTGCCGCGCTCATTATGTCATGAAATCTCGTTACGGAACATACACCCCAACATTTATTTGCCGATCTTGTGGTGATCCATACGTTTACATATCAAAACACGTAAACAACAAGGATTGGTGTAATAGCTGTATGTCCTTGTGGGACTTGTATTTTGAGAATGGTTCTCAAGGTGCAGGAAACAAGCTTTTTGTCTATGGGATGACTATTCTCAATTACCATGAATTAGTTGTTGCCCATGAAGGACGATGCAAAATCTGTGGTCAAACTTCAAATAAATTGACCATAGACCATAACCACCAATGCTGTTCTGAGACAAAGAGTTACAAGTCTTGTGGAAGATGTATCCGTGGATTGCTATGCTCAAGCTGCAACACTATGCTAGGATACTACGAGAACCACAGTGGCCCTTTGGTTTTGGACGTGTTCGACAAGTACCTGTCAGAACCATGTTTCATTTTCTCTACTCCGATCAGGAGTGAGATGAACACAATCCGCGAAAGGATGGCAACAGCAGACGAAAAGGCGAAAGAACAAAGAGCACAACAGGATTCAAGTAAGTAAAGGAAAGAGAAAAATGGTACGCATCAAGCCAAAGATCGATGGACGCGGAGCAACTACAGGGTTCTATGACGGGCCTCCTCCGACGCCGGGTCTTTACAAGGGCATCGTGAAGAAGATGGGCCTTGCGAAGATCAGCGGCGGGGAAAACGCCGGAATGCCGAGAATTGCTCTGCTGCTTGAGGTTTCAGAGGGTCCGTTCAAGGGTGCTGGAATTGTCCACTCTCTCAATGAGACTGAGCAGGGGAAGGGTTACATCAACCAATTCCTCCACGCGATGACTGACGGGTCAGAAGAGCAAAAGTCTCTCATCGAAGAGTGGTACTGGGAACTCGGCTACGACACCGAAGCCGAAGACGACGGCAAGATGGGTAAGCCGTTCAATTTCATTGGCAAGCCCAAATTTAAGCCAATCGGCAAGAGCGTCGCTTTTGTTGTGCGAAGCGGTTCCTACGATGGCAAGCCCAAGGCTGAAATCGCCAATTTCGTTGTGCCCGTTCCGAATTCGTCAGAAGACGATGATGCGGTCGAAGAAGAGGCACTGGAATCAACGGAAACTGTTGTGGAAGAAGATGATTCAACGCCCGAAAATTCGAGCGATGATGACAC